CTTCTACTACTACATCGCTTTCTATCTTCTCGCAGTAACACCTGCATTTGCAGAACCTGAAGTACAAAATACATCTAACCCAGTTGCAGCCGCAACGGGAAATGTTACTAATCAGGCGGTGCAGTTTCAAAACAATGGAGCACCATCACGACAATTCTTTGGAGCCAACAGTTCTTGTAATGGATCTACGATGACGTTTAGCCCGTTCTATATGGGTAACGACACTATTCCTATGGAGTCTGATGGCTATGTTCGGTCTAACAACTACGGTGCACAGATCAACTTTATGTTTCCACTTGATGGTGGCATGATTGAACAATGCAAAGAAATTGCTAGACGACACGAACAAAAGATGCGGCTTAACTACGAGATGGTTCGTGCACTGAAATGTACAGAGATTATGAAAGCCGGTTTTACTTTCAGACCCGGTAGCAGAGTAGAAGTGTTATGTCATGACATCATACCAATTGTATCCCTAAATGATAGAAGCGATAGTAACGCTCTCGATAGCAGTAGTAGCAGCGGGAGCAACACTGAACAACAGACTACACCAACGAATTAATAACGTACATGATCGCATCAGCGGTCTTGATCGTCGTATTGACGGCGTAGAACTGACTGTTGCTCAGGACTACGTTTCTAAATCAGAACTCAAGTCAATGATCGACCGTATGGAAGATCACATGATACGTATTGAAAGCAAACTAGACCAAATTGTTCTTAGGAATAACTAAATGACTTACAAACTTGTAGACCTATACACCCAAAAGGTACTAGGTACTTACGACACTGCAGATCAGGCATCTAAAGCTGAATCACACCTTGATCATCAGCCTGGTGAAACACGTTATGCAATTGAAGCACCCGCTGTAAAAAAAACAAAGACTAAAAAAGCAAGTGTCAAAGAAGAAAGCGACTGAAGATCAATTTCATGAGCTGCATAATTTAGTTACTAAAGAATTCCTTACCCGTATCAAATCAGGTGAGGCAACTACACAAGACCTAAAGGCAGCTTGTGATTGGCTTAAAACAAATGACATTAGTGGTGTTGCCCTAGAAGGTAATCCCTTGTCAAAACTGGCAAGCGTTATGCCGTCAGTAGATCCCGAACTTGTACAAAGCAGACTTTATGGCCGCAAGTAAACCCAGATTTAGTGGTCCTAAATATGCCAATGGTAACCACAAGTCACAACAAAAAGCTTACAACAAAACTAAAAAGGGTCTAGCCCTACGTGTTAATGCTAATCGCTTAAGGGCGCAGTTAAAGATCAAAAAAGGTGATCCTCGTGATGCTGCTCACTACAAAGGCAGCACTACTAAAGGTAGAGCCCAAAGCAGATCTAAAAACAGAGCACGTATTGCATGACACCTTTACTTCCAACTCCTGAACATTACCTTTACAACCTAATAACCATGACATCCTCTGAAGCCAAGCGCCTTTGGAGGCGCAGCATTAAAGAACACTTTGGCTGCACATGCGTTTATTGCGGAGAGACCTATGAACTACACGAACTTACTTTGGACCATGTACATCCTCGTTCTCTTGGTGGCGAAGATGTCAATACGAATGTCGTACCAGCATGTACCAGATGTAATCAGGATAAAGGAAGTAACCACTGGCGCTCCTGGATGAGAGAGCGTTTCGGACAAAATCTACTAAGAGAATCACTAATTCTTTCACACATTAAATAATGGCTAAAAAAAAACAACTTTCTTTATTGCAACAGCAAAAAGCTAAGCTTAAAAGACAGCGTGCTCTTACGGCTAATCCAAAAACTAGGCAACTACTTTCACGTAAAATTCAACAGGTCCAGGTAAGGATTGTTAATACACAAAAAGCATTAACAGGTTCTAAGCCTGCCAAGGCTTTACCTCCAAGTACAAAGGGTGGTGCTATTAAATCCACTCGTCCACCACGCCGTACTAATGTTAATAAGCCACCACAAACCAAACCTCAAGTAGGAACAAGGGGTGGTGGTGTTAAGCCTCAACTGCGTCTTCCACCTGCTGGTCGAACTGCAGCTAATCTTCTCAAAAATAATGCAGTTGCCAGAGCTGCTGGTAGCAAATTAGGTGGTATTGGCTTAGCACTTAGTGGCATCGCTACCGCTCAAGATCTAGTCGGTAGTCTTAAGAGAGGTGAAGGATATGCGTCATTACCTAAATTAGCTAAAGCAATTGCTAAAGGTAAACCTAAAAAAACTTCAGGTAGTAATACTAACCGACGAGGCCGTAATACTTCTACAGCTACAAACAATAACAATAAAACAGGTTCTACTAGTACTAAATCTAACTACCCAACTAAAGCAAACCTTGTAACTCGTAAGGCTAGTAGGGATTATCAGGCTGAAGCAAAATCTAAAGCTACGTCTACACCTAAACCTAGCCAGTCTTCTCCTACACCAAAAGCTAAGACAGATAACCGTTCAACCCTCACTAAAGAGATTGATGGTCTGACTAAGTTCCTAGCTACGCACAAAGGTAAGAAAGGTATGGAACGTGCACTTACTCAAGCTCGTAAAAGTCTTGCCGCTAAGAAAAAGAAAAGGTCACAACGTTCTACAACCATGAGCGGAACTCTCCCTTCTAATCGCAACTCGGCCTGATCTTTTTTAATTAACAACTTATCCACAGAGGTATATCTCCGCCCCCGCAATGGGGGCTTTTTTTATGGGAAAGGCCAAATTAATAAAACATTTAGCGCCTCATAAAGCCTTTGACGCTAATGCTCCGTTCCAAAAACTAAAGATTTCAAATGAGTTCAATGGTCACGTTGACCAACCCTATCGACGTGCTACTGACACAGCTCCTGTAGCCAAAGTAGACAAACTAAAGGGAGAAGACGCTAAGAACTTTCTTGGTGCTGCTAAACAGTACTATGCCGATAACGGTACCCTTGAAGGCATGATGAATGTTGCTACTCCTCAAGGAATTGTTGGAATTAAAAGTAATAGTAGGTTTAACAAAGATGGTACCCTTTCAGTAAAGCAAAAAACTCAAACAGCCGTTGAAAGAGATAAAGCCAATCGTGTCTTCATGATGCAGGAACAGACCTTCGGTACTGATGAGTATAAAAGAGGTCATCACCGTGTTGGACTTGAACTTGTTGAACGTGTCTTAGAAGGTTTGTCAGATAACGATCGTAAACGTTTTGTCAAACTACTAAATACTCAATATGACTCTATAACTACAGGTAACGGGAATAAAAACATTATTCCACTACCTAAACCTCTTCATGACTTAGTTCATATGAGACTGCGTGAGGCTGGATTAGATCCCAAAAAAATGAACTTTAATGGCGCACCTTTCAAGGATCGTCTTAGGTTTATGCGTCAGGTTGAGTATGTACTTCTTGACATAGACAAATTAATTTCTAAGGGATTAGAAGACGCTTCTGATGCTCTTGTAGCCAAAAAATAACTTATGACAAACGTCTTAGAGGCGTTACAAAGTGATTTCAAGCTTTTCCTACAGGCATTGTGGGATCAGCTTGATCTACCTTCGCCTACACGCGCTCAATACTCCATTGCTGACTACATCCAACACGGTCCTAAACGTCTACAGATACAAGCCTTCCGTGGTGTAGGTAAGTCGTGGATTACAGGTGCATTTGTGTTGTGGACACTATTTAACGACCCCGAAAAGAAGATCATGATTATCTCCGCTTCCAAAGAGCGTGCAGACAACATGTCTATCTTCCTTCAAAAACTAATCATCGAAACACCGTGGTTAAAACACTTACAACCCAAATCAGACGACTCACGCTGGTCACGTATCAGCTTCGATGTTCTTTGTTCGCCCCACCAAGCACCTTCAGTCAAGTCTGTCGGGATTACTGGCCAACTGACCGGCTCCCGCGCTGACTTAATGATCCTTGATGACATTGAAGTTCCTGGTAACTCAATGACTGAAATGATGAGGGAGAAATTACTTCAACTCTGTACCGAGGCTGAATCTATCCTTACACCAAAGGATGACTCCCGCATCATGTACTTAGGTACACCTCAAACAACATTTACTATCTATCGCAAGCTTGCTGAGCGTAACTACAGACCCTTCGTCTGGCCCGCTCGTGTACCACGCAAACTATCTAACTACGAAGGGCTTATCGCTCCTCAACTACAAGAAGATATTGACAATGGTTCTACAGCTTGGGATGTAACAGATCCTGATCGCTTTACT